AGCATTCAAACATACAAGAAATTTTATGTTTCTTCCTTTGTTACCGACGAAAAAATCAAAAAGTCCCTTAACTCTTTTGTTGATGCACAAACAACATTCACCAAACAAATCGTAAAATCTTTCGAAGATGTTTCATCACAGATTTACGATGAGGCCGTGAAGAAATTTAATGAAGTTTCAAAGGTATAAAATGTCAACTATTAAATCTATTTGGAACTCATTAATTGAATGGGTCGAAACCCGCAGATCATCAACCAATGTTAGAGGTTGGTATTGATACTAGATAAATAAACCGTATCAGTTAAAACGGTTATATTATGAATGACAATTTTGAATTTTTTCTGGATCAGGTAAACTTATACCGAGAAATCGAAAGACGCCGAAAAAGAAGGTTTTATGCCTTGCTTTCGGCGTTTTTTATTGGTATAATGTGTTTAGTATATTTCTTACTTTGAAAGGTAAATTATGGCGTTATTTGTTGAAGTTACATCTACTGAAAAAGATTGTAAAGTTATTTTGAATTTGGACCAAGTTGTTGAAATCGCACCCCTCGTAACTGGCGGCTGTGCTATTTTCATGTCCGATGGTGCAGGTATGAACTCTAAAACTTCTTTGCGCGTCAAGGAAGATTATGAACAGTTTAAGCAATTTGCAATGCAAACTGTTACGGCTGATGATATCGCAAAGCGTTTCCCTAAGAAAGAAAAGCCCGTTTCTGTTGTGAAGCCACAGGAAGAAGGTAGGGGTGTTGAATTGGATGTGCCTGTGTTTGGAGCATCCAAATGATTTTCAATTTCAATTCTAAATCTGTTGGCTTTGGTTCACCTGAAACCTCAATGGAATTTGAAGTCGACCAAATTGAAGATGTATTACATCACTTTACCAGGTTTCTAAAAGGTTGCGGGTACGATGTTGATGGAATAATCAAGGTCACCAAATATGAACCTGAACAATACACCTTTACTGTTGAGCCATCTAAAGAAGATAATGTTCAATGGTAATTGATTTCTTCAGGCCAACCTTAGAGTGGATCAAAGATGACTGGAATAGTAATCGCTATCGCTTTATTGTCGAGCTTTTGGCTTGGGCTATTAGCATTGGTTGTTCGATTACCATGGCTCTTACTGTTCCCAGTCCTCCACTACTTATTTTATATCCTATCTGGATTACTGGTTGTGCTTTGTATGCTTGGGCTGCTTGGACTCGCAAATCTTTTGGTATGTTGGCCAACTATCTTCTGTTGACAACAATTGACACAATTGGACTTATAAGGATGCTAATGTGAAAATTAAAATTTACATCTTAACATGGCAAGATGCAAATGCCCTCAATAGAAATCTAGTATCTCTGTTCGAGGGTTTTTCTTTGTTGCCCCCTGGTGTGGAAATACATGTGAATGTAATTAACAATCACACCAATTTTTCAATCAATGAATTTCTTAGACCGCATGTAAATATCATACACAATGTAGCTCAACCAGATTTTGCTACTGCGATGTTGGCTCGTATGTGGAATACGGCTATTATACATGGCTTTAAAGACCTAAAAAATCCTGATGCAGATATTGTTGTAACTGCACAAGATGATACGGATTGGAACTACGATTGTATTCCACAACTGCTCAAGGTAATGGAACACAATGATTTCTATGCTGACGATGCAGGAGATATGGTGTGTGCATACAGACCAGAAGCAATCAAAAAGGTTGGATTGTGGGACGAAAGATTCCATTATGGTTTTGGAGAAGGGGATTATTTTCTGCGTAGTATCCGGTACAATCCGGACCGTTCAAGCATTAATGATTTTGCTCATGGTCGCGTATGGAATCCTACTCTGCACCTAGCCAAGAGGCCTGAACCTGACGGTGAAAGATATACAGAACAAAGCCGCGCACACAAGTCTAGGAGTTTATCCTGGGCTAATTTCCTATACAAGTGGCCTTCCACGGAAATGGAAGGAAGGTGGCCAGAGAATATCCAAGAAATGGTCTTGACAAGCCCGATTGTTCCTGCTACAATACTGTATCCATATTTTGAAATGGATGTGGAAAACCTCAAAGAAAAAGGTTATATTGTACCGTGATGTGGAAACTTTGGGCAAAAGCACTAGGCGAAAAGGCTGGAAGTAATGATAGTGAAGCCGACAAAATTGCTTTCATACGGACGGCAATTGTGTTATGCTACATCATTACAAATTGTTTTATTATTGCAGGCGTGATCCGCCATTGGTGAACTATGAATATCTTCTATCTTGATCCTGATCCTCGCATCTGTGCCCAAATGCATGTATCAAAGCACGTGGTAAAAATGATTATCGAATACGCCCAACTCATGTCAACGGCGCATCGTGTACTTGACGGCACAGAATACACCGACCTAACCGCTAATGGTCGGCGTATCAAACGGTGGCGCCTTGATGATGAGCGTGAGCAATCTCTAATGAAGGCTTCACATATCAATCACCCATCGGCTATCTGGTGCCGTGAAAATCTGGCCAACTACCAATGGCTGTATACAATGTGGCGACATTTACTTAACGAATATAACTTCCGTTATGGTAAAATCCATGCGTGTGCAAGGCTAGAACTTGATTTGCGTTTCCAGCCAACCAAAATCCCACTTGGTGATTTCTTTGCACCAACACCGGCTATGCCACCCGAACTAAAAGTGTTGGCCGAGAATCCACAACCTGGACGCAAGTATGATTCATTGAAGTCTTATCACAATTATTACAATGTGTCAAAGCGTGGCTTTGCATCATGGCAAGGTAAAATCAATTCTCGACCAACCCCCGCATGGTATATTATTTAAGAAAGAAATGAAATGAGAGATACTAAAGATGTTATGGCCATTCTACAAGAAGAATGTGCAGAGGTTGTACAAGCTGTTTCCAAAATCAACCGTTTTGGTTTGGAATCCGAATGGCAAGGCGTTACCAACAAACAAGCATTGATTACCGAAATCGGTGATGTTTTGGCGATCATCTCCGTATTGGTTGATGAAACAGACATAAATATTAATGATGATGATATACAAAAAGCAATTTCTGCTAAGTATAAAAAATTAGAAATCTTCCTACCACACAAATGATTTATATTTTCTTGAACAAAAACACCGGTGAAGTTGAAGAACACTCTATGCGTCTGTCTGAATATGACGCATTCAAAGAACAAAATCCCCATTTAGAAAGATATTTTTCCGCAGACCATTTACCTGTACTTGGTGATGGTATGCGGATGAATGTGCCTGGCGCAGGCAAGGCTGATTCTACTTTTGAAAAATATGTCGTGAACAGAATCAAAGAACAGGTCCCCGGCAATACTTTGGGCAAATCCCATAAAACAAAGATGCAAAGGGAGTGGTAACATTAACAACAAGGGGCATTAATGGCGAGTAGAAAACCTACAAGAAGAGATGATGTAATTGAAAATGATGACACACAACACCGTCATCAACCAGTAACATCTAATGCACTCAAGATAAAATTAGATCATTTAAAAACATTTGAGCCATTAACAGATAATCAAAGACTATTCTTTGATGCATATAAAAGAGGGGATTATTTTATAGCATTGCACGGCGTAGCCGGTACAGGTAAAACATTTTGTGCCCTTTACAAGGCACTTGAAGAAGTTTTAGATAAAAACAATCCTTTCAAGAAAGTAATTATTGTTCGTTCTGCGGTGCAAAGCCGCGAGATTGGCCACTTGCCAGGTGATGTATCAGAAAAGATGGAAATCTACCAACAACCATATCGCCAGATATGTGAGACATTGTTTGGTCGTAAAGATGCATGGGATAGACTCGAAGAACAAAACTTTGTAGAATTCATTTCAACTTCCTTTATTCGTGGTATGTCATTTGATGATGCAATCATTATCGTGGATGAAATGCAGAACATGACATTCGAAGAAATTGATACTGTTATGACACGGGTTGGTTATCGTTCAAAGATTATTTGGTGTGGTGATTATCGCCAAACAGACTTGAACAAGAAAAAGAATGATGTATCTGGTATTCTAAAGTTCTTTGATATTGCACATCATATGAAAGCATTTACAAAGTTCGAATTCGATGTTGATGATATTGTCCGTAGTTCCTTGGTCAAGGACTACATTATTGCGAAACTTAAATATGAGGATCATGTATGAGTAGCGAAGATGATAAACTGAAGCATAGCAAGCGTATTCATGCAAGAGATACAGCAATCAAAAAGCAAACTAAAATTGCCAAAGCACACGGGCTTGATGTAAAAGAGCCACATAAGTTTGCCAAGCACCATGCACTAGATTGTGGAACACCAGGTTGTTTGATGTGTGGTAACCCACGCAAAGTATATAAAGAAGAAACAATCCAAGAAAAGCGTTTTAAACAAAGTAAAGTTGAATTAGAATAATGTTTGTACATTGCCCACCCCTGAAATTAGCCGAACTAGAATCTGTAACACAGCCTGACGGTAAAAGATATTATGTAACACCGAACGGTAAGAAATTGCCATCGGTTACCACCGTTGTAGGTGCTATGAAGAAGAAGGCCATCATGGAATGGCGAAATCGGGTGGGCGAAGTCGAAGCCAATCGTGTTTCGAAACTTGCAACTGGTCGTGGTAATCGTGTACACCTATTGGCTGAAAAGTATCTAAACAATGAAAAGATAGAATGGTCAAAAGAAATGCCCGATTCTGTCGAAATGTTTCGAACACTCATCAAACCAATACACAACATCAACAATATTCAATACCAGGAACAGGCACTTTGGTCCGAAAAAATTGATATGGCTGGTCGTGTTGACTTGATTGCCGATTGGTGCGGTGTTCCTTCGGTTATTGACTTTAAGACTTCTAAGAAGATTAAGAAGAAAGAAGATATACAAGACTATTTCGCACAATGTACTGCATATGCACTCATGTATGAGGAACTGGTTGGAACACCAATTGACCAGTTAGTCATCGTTATGGCTGTGGAAAATGAGGAACCTTTGATTTTTGTAGAAAGGACCGAAGATCACATAAATAATCTATTGGAGCACATAAATTTCTACAAAAATCAAAAATAAATGGCAACAACAATAGGTTTAGGTGTCACATATCCAGACACATCACTAGAAACTTCTGCGAAATCCCCGGTCCGTGCCATTTTTGGGTATGGTTCGAATGTAAGTATCAATTTGAATATGACGAACCTAATGAATAATTATGGTGGTGTTGCGACGGATACTACAGGCGTTGGCACAGCCAGGCAAGGCCTTGCGGCGGCCGGTTATGGCGGAGATAGAGCAATTTTTGGTTATGGATTTACTTCAACATTTGTTAGTATGTCTAATCTTGTTTCCAATTTGGGTGTTGTTGGTTCCGATGTTACCGGTGTTGGTACTGCCAGATATAGATTGGCTGCCGCTGGTTATGGTGGAGATAAAGCGATATTTGGATATGGATCCGTTTCTGGTGCCGATTCCTCTTTGACAAACTTGGTGTCAAATGTTGGTGTTGTTGGTTCCAATGTTACCGGTGTTGGTACTGCCAGACGGGGTTTGGCGGCCGCAAGTTATGGCACAGATAAAGTTATTTTTGGTTATGGAGAACTCATTACAGGTGGCTATTTAAATACAACAAATTTAGTTTCAAATACTGGTGTTGTTTCGGCTGATGTATCAAATAGTGGTGCAACTAGAGAAGGGCCGGCCGCTGCCTGTTACGATGGAGACAAAGCTATTTTTGGTTATGGTTATAATGGTGTCGCTGGATATCTCAATTCAACGGCTCTGGTATCAAATACGGGAACTGTTGGCTCAGATGTTACCGGTGTTGGTACCGCCAGATATTTTTTGGCTGCCGCAGGATATGGAGGCGACAAAGCAATATTTGGATATGGAAACACAGGTTCCGTTTCTTCTTTAACTAACCTTGTATCCAACCTGGGTGTTGTTGCCACCGATACTACTGGTGTTGGCACGGCAAGATATGTATTGGCCGGCGCATCCTTTAGTTCATAAAAGAGAAGTATAAATGGCAACGAAATTAACATCAACCGGTGTACTCTATGAGGACGGAACAACTGTAGATAATAACATTACGGCTACAAGGGCTATTTTTGGATATGGTAGATTGGGACCATCAGGATCC